GAGGATTAAAGGAATCGTCTTTTTCAATAGCTTTATCAGCTCCTGAACCAGTTTCTTTCATTTTATAAACCTCATTCATATAGGTTTTATAATTGAAATAAATAACTCGAATTTTATTTTGATCTTCGCTATCCGTTGAGTATCTACTATTGTTATTATTTTTATTGTAAGAAGAACTTGATCTTATTTCTTCTAAATCTTCAGCATTTAAGTGTGGAAATTGTTTAGCTAACTCGTTTATTGGAATAGACTTAACCTCTCCAACATAGTATATATCATCAAAATAAGGAGAATCTGTATGAGAGTATACGAGGTTTGCTGGATCTACATAGTCTATTGTAATACCCTCAGATGTTGAGAAACCATTTTTTACAGCACCTATACCTAATACAGCTAAATCGTAATAAAAACGTTTTTTAGTTAATTCGTATTTATTACCTTCCATCAAAACATTCAAAGCCTGCTCTTCAGCTAATTCTACAGCTTGCTTATAGTTTAACTGCATGTGAATACCAAGTTCCTCTGTGTTTTCGGGAAGTTCTTTTTCACTACTTCTCTGTGTGTCTAATCCAAACTCTGCCATAACAAGATCGTTAAAGTCTTTCAACTCCATGTCACTCATAACGCTTTCCATGTAATCTGTTCTTTTATCAACGCCGTTTTGAGATTGAGAAAAAGCTTTAATATTATAAGTTCTCTCGGCTATACCGTTTACTACAATATCTACAAATTTAGGAATAATTGGAACAGGACTCCAATCTAAGTTTAAGTATGATAAGTCGCCATTGACAGAGAGTTCATCTTTGTATTTTTGAACAGACTGCTCTCCGCGAGCGTATAATCTTAGTTTGTGAAAATCATTAGTGTTAGTTTGATACTTACCGTTAGTTCGATCATTGTTAAACCACTCGGTTTCTATAGCTTTAGCTACTTTTAAGCCGTAATCGTAACTTAGCTTTTCAGCGTCGCTAACAGTTTGACTTGGGAAATAACTTTTTATAACAGACTCTGCCATACTTATTATTTAATTATTTGTGATACATCACCACTGTTTTTATACTTGGAAATGTTTATATTCAACTTTGGTTTTTCTACGCTTGCGTTTGGTGTGTACAAGTGTCTGTTGCAAGCCATTATAGCTAATCCAGAACTTATAGAAGCATCAAACTTTGTTCTTTTGTTTATGTCAAACTTAGCCCAGTCATTTAATAATTCGTTAAAGTATAAATCACCAAATGAACCATCTTGCTTAATCCCAACATAATCTTGAATATACATTTCTATAGCTGCGGCGTGAGCCTGTTTAATATCCTCACTTGAGTTTGGTATTCCTCCAACCTCTTTTTCCGCAACAGATAGTTTGTTCCAAATCTTATCTGGACGATTCATTGAGAATCCTCTGTATCCTCTTCGTCTTAGATAATATAGTAATCTTGGTTTGTTATTCTCACAAAGTATTGGCATACCATAAAATACTAACGCCATCAATACGTCTTCAAAAAATATTTCTGCGGTTTGTGGTCTTGCTAAGTATTCTAAAAAGAATGTATTAGCAGGTGTTTCTTCCATTGAGAATTTAGTTAGTCCGTGTAACGCTCCTTTAGAGCCTTTACCATCCACAGTACCACTAATATCGTAACTATCACAGCCGAACGCACCAACGTGTTCGTTTCTTGGGTACTTAATTCCATTCTTCAATATAACTCTATTCTGCAAATGCGCAGGTGGTACCCAACTTATTTTAAACCTTCCCTTAGGATCTGGATAAAAAATAACTTTAGTATCCTTAACCCCATTTTCCCATTGAAAGTTTCCAGTGGTCACTCCAAGAGATCTACCTAACTCTTCATTGTAATCTATCTGTTCGTATAGCTTAACTAAGTTAAATATACTATTTTTTGTTTCATCTCTAAACGCATGCTCCGTTGTTCTTGGGAACTGACGGTAGAATTCGTTTAAGGCATCTTGATCGTCTTTTAATCCATCAACTTCATTTTGCCAATTGTCAACAACTCCAATATCTATTAGTTCACCATCTGGACCGAGCACGTCATGGCTTGGACTACTAAAAACTGGAATTCCATGCTCATCAATAAATCCCTCATAGTTCCATTCCATTGGGATAAACAAAGAATATAAACCAGACTTTGTTTGTCCATTTCTGTTTCTCTTCGTAACATCTGAGTCTGTATATAATTTTTTAAAATTATTACCTCCTTTGTCTAAAGAGTTTGATGTTGATCCCATCATACACTTTCCGATAATTCTACTACCTAATCTAAGACAAGTTTTTGTTACCCGCCAGTTGTTTAGTATGTTATCAGGCCTCTCCCACTTACCACTTTCATCATGGACTAATAATGCTAGTTTTTCACCGTCATAGCTATTGTCACCCGTATTCTTCCAGTCAATTGTGGTATCTAAACCTTTTAACTCTTCTAGCTTTTCTTTTGCCGCTATCTTTTTACGAGTAAATTTACTTGCAGGAACCCTGTAAGCTAGCTCACTTTTTGGCCTATCCATACCATCCTGGATTGGCTTGAAAAAGAAAGGATAATTAATACTTATAGGTACAACTTTATCCGTAAACATCTTCTTAGCATCTGATCCACTTTTAGATAGGATACCATATCTACTATCACTCGATATTGTAGCTAAGTTAACCGCTTCAGCAGAACTCATAAAAGAAAATCCAGAACGTCTATTTTTAAGATAGCAAATGCCGTAACATCTTTTATCAGCCTTACAAGCCTCCCAAAATATATAGAACAACCTATTAGCCTCTCTAAAATCTGGAGCACCAACATCAATCTTACTCCATTGTAGATACATATAGTGTGTTCCAACTATATAAGTATCTATTCCATTATTTTTAAACCAGAAACCTTCATCTCTTCGTTTAAACTCTTCATCAATATAATCGTGCCATTGATCTTTTCTTTCTTCTGGGTAATCTCTCCAATCAAATATACTCTTGAGTTTAGATAACTCTTTAGGATATTCTATTTTCTTCCACTTATTTAATTCTGTTTTGTACACTTGCACTGGCACTTTTGGCAAAGCAACTCGCAAGTTTTGGATTTCATATATTTCACCAATTTGACCAGTTTTTGATATAACGATAATATCATGTTCTTTATTGTATCCATATTCCCATTTTTTACCTTTATTCATACGACTAATCGTCGTACGCTTAACAGGCTCAATTATTTTATATAAACTTTGCTCGTAACTCATTTCGATCTGCCTTCCGCGAAGCCCTTAAATACTTTATCTTCTTTCTTTTCAGGTGTCTTTCCTTCCAGAAGATTCTCTTCTTCTTGTATACGGTTGAGAATTTCGAATGCGTCAAATATAGCTAGTTTTTTAGTTGCTGCAGCGTTTTTTAGTCTATCTGCAGTAATATCATCATCACCATCAACAATAGCTTCCTTAGCTACTTTAATTAGCTCTTCAACTGCTTTATGCCCAGCTTGGATTATACTCTTCTTCGTTTCCTTGATGTTCATACTTGATTGTAATAAAATTAGATAAAACTCGATATAGTCTCTCGCCATCAACAACAAACTCATATTCACTACTTGGTCTAAAGCCAACTAGATCGTTAACCGCAACTGTACCATCTGAATACTTAACTACTCCTACTAAAGGACGCTCTACTTCTATGTTGAACATGTCGATTGCTTGAAGAGGTTTTACAAAACAATAACCCTTAGGTGCTGTCCAATCTTCACCTCTTTTATATAAAAAGATTTGATCTTGTGATATAATATAAGTTAATTCGTTAAAATAACTTTTACTATTCTTTTCTACACCTTTTACATTATGCCATCTACGAAATACATTGTGATGCACTATAACAGTATCTCCCACCTGTATATCAGTATCACCAATAGAAGGTTTTGATATAACAATAGCTTCTCTATTTACAAATTGATGATTATAAACCTCTGTGTTTAATATGAGATTTCCACCTTCAACCTTTTTAGTATTGTTGTATCGTTCTCCTTTTGGTGCTACAACAAAGTTGTAAACACTTCTCATCAATACTGTAAGTTATACTCAACAGACACTGCCATGTTTTTATTAAAGTCTTTCCAGGGAAGAACATTATCACCTTTTCTAATATAAACAGAAAACTTAGTCTCTTCTTCTATAATATCGCAGATAGTATGACCACCATAAACTTCTTGCCCCACGGCATAGTGCATAGCGTCATTCTTATAATCTTTACCTACACTAATCTTTCTTATCAGCTTCGACATCTTCTTTGTGTTTTATTGCTCCAGTTTGAATATCAATATCGTAAGTACCGTATTCTTTTTCAAATTCGCCTTGCATCACTGTAAGTTGATCTTGAATCGTAGCTATATTATGTAGCATACCGTGCTTTCTAGTTTCTAGCATACCTAAATCTAGTTGAGCTCTATTGATTGCGTTTACAATACCTTGAACTCTTTGCAACTGCTCGTCAGTAATTTTTTCTGCTTTAGGTTTAAGATCAACGATCTTATCCACCTTTGGTGTTTTTCTTTTTGCCATGATTTAATTTAATTAAAGTTAATTGTTTATTTGCTTCTAATATCCAAAGTAGAATACTATTCCGCCTGCTGTTGAGGTTGGAGGAGTTAAGCTATCCCATCTACCATATATTGTTAAACCTGCAGGAAATGATGTAGAACCGTCTGATTCAGCAGCCCCACCACCATTACCAGCTACCGCCGCTGTGTGACTAAAAAACGAAGCGTTAGGATCGTCTGTAGAAGCTACTAACGTAGATAACACTGTTGCCGCTAAAAAAGTTATAGCTACTATTTTTTTCCCAGTTGGTGGTGTAACTTCAGCGTTTTCATCGCTAAATCCACTACCAAATTGACCTAATTGGTCCATTCCTAAATTATTTCCCATAATTTTATTTTTTTACTTTTTCAAACGAGCGTCCTCCGAAGTAGGCCCCGATTACTGTTATTAATACTAGTTGAAGAAGGTCTACATACGAGTCCTTCACATTAAAGTTAATTGCACCAGCATCAATG